ATATAGAGTTATGCAAAGTAGAGGTGGGACGCTTGGTGGTACTGCTTCATTTAGCAAGTCAATCCAATCTGCTGTTAGCCTTCTAGACCAAGGTGATGCTGTTGAGAAGTTTTCAGATGCATACTACAATGCATATGGCTCATGGCCCACTATGGCACAGACCACAAGTTTTAGAAACTACTGGAATGCTACTGCAAAACGTCAGATGGCTACAACTGAAACTACTACAGTTTCTGGTGGCTCTAAGCCACTTGTAGGTGCTGCTAAAGGCGGAACTACAAGAACTACTACAGTAACAACTGGTCAAGGTTTTACCGAAGCAGAACAAGCAGACACACTAGCAACATACTTAGCAACTCAATTTGGCTCAGCCGTAAAGGATGTTAAAGACCTTGGTGGTAAATCACTTGCGGTTTATAATCAACTTGTAAATGTATATCGCAGTAACTACCAAGAAGTTCCTTCATTCAAGGATTTGGCTCCAGCAATTGCTGACCTAGTAGGAACTGCTGAACAAGATACATTCGCAGTTAAATTAGATAACTATGCTAAGAAGATTCGCTCTACTGCATCATTCGCTTTCCCTGCTGCTGCTCAATATCTAAATGAAGGTAATAACCTAGATGGTATTGGTAGTTCACGTATGCAGACTCTTGCAACTAAATGGGGTCTAAGCGTAGATGCAATCAAATATGACCCTGAGGCTCAGAAATTAATTAAAGATTCATTCAACTATAAAGATACTCCAACTGCAGCACCTAGAATTGCCAATGATTCTGAATTCAATACAATGATTTACCAGACTTCTAGATATCAAGGTGGACCTGAGGCTAGAAATTGGTTTAGCACTACTGCAGATAAATTGCTTTCAGTTATTGGGAGAGGCTAATAAATGGCAAATATTTCACAACCACTATCTGCTTCGCTATTTGAACTATACGCTAGCCCTTGGGCTTTTGGTGGTTCTGTTGCAGGTGGTGGAACAGATACTACTCCTACAGTTGCTACAGTTAATGCTGCAAAATGGTTTTCTCCTAGCACTGGTGCTGTAGGTATTGGCTCTGCACCTGCTTCAACTAGAACTCCAGTATATGGTCCAGATGGAACTATTGTTGCTTATGATGTAGTCAGTTATTCTTGGGATGGTTCACAATGGGTTGCTAAGACTACTCGTGAAGATGTACCTGGTGCAGCAGTAAATTCAAACATTACTGTTCTTACTAATAAATTATTGGCTGCTGGGCTTCCAGCATCTTTCGTTGAAAAGACAAAGAGTTATTTTAAGACTTTATTGGCTGATGGTGTATCTGAGACAGATGCTATTAACTATTTATACTATCAACCAACTTATACTAGCAAGAGTGGTGCTACTATCACATCACCTTATGCTACAGATTTTGGTAAGTTTAATGCTGGTTTAGCCCAAGCAAAAGACCCTACAACATTAGTTAACTGGGTTCTTGGAATGCGTGATGTTGGAACTAAATATAATTTAGATGCAGCATATACAGATGATACAGCATTATCTAAGTTAATCAAAAATAATGTTAGCGTGGCTAACTTTGATGCTAGAGCAAATGAAGCCCAACTAAAGGCTATTACTGCTGACCCTAACCTAATTAGTGCAATGCAGAAATTGAACTATATTGGTCAATCAACAGACCTAACCGGATTTTATCTAAACCCTGATATTGCTCAAATTGAATTTGATAAGCGTGCTAAAACTGCAGCATTTGGTGCAGAAGCAGTTCGTATGCAAAATCGTTTCACTACATTCGATACAGCATTCATTCAAAAACAAGCAGCAGATTTGGCTGCTCAAGGTTATTCAGAGGCTGAGATTGCAAAAATCGCCCAAAAGGGTTATGCTGATATTGCAACCAATATTGAGCCTGCTACAACTCTTGCTGGTATCTATGCCAACTCAACTGGCAATATGAAAGATATTCAAAATCAATTACAACAGCAAGCATTTAATGCTGTTAAGAGCGTAGGACTACAGACTGCAGCATCTATGGAATCTGCAGCCTTCCAAGGTAGTGCTGGAACTGCTGGTACTTCAACATACCTACGCAAGACTTCACAGCAACAACCTGGAGCAGAAACTCCGTTCCAATACTAATAAGTTTCCTATAGAGACTATCGGCACTATAGGCGTTAAGACCGAGAGTACGAGCCATTTGTGAATCCCCGTTTACAAGTGAGGCGTGCGACAACTACTAAGAAAAGGGAGAGGTTGCATATGAGCAACAACCGCGATACACAATGGGACGATGAAGATGAGGACGACACATTGGATACATTCCAACAGTTCGAATCAGAAACTGACCTAGTAAGAAAACTACGCAAGGACCTAAAAATCGCGCAAAAGCGTAATAAGGAACTAGAGCAGAGTTATTCAGAAGTCTCAAAGGCTCAAAGAGAGCGTATCATAAATGATGCATTAGCATCAAAGGGTGTAAATCCTAAAATCGCTAAGTTCATTCCGTCTGACATTGAAGCGTCTCAAGACGCAATTGTTTCTTGGATTGAGAGTAATGCCGAAGTTTTCGGTATCGCTCAAAGTGATTCTAAGTCAACTGTTAACCAACAGGATATTCAGTCAATGAACAAGATTGAAAATGTGACTAGCAATTTAAGTTCACCTAGTGTTTCTGGGGATATTGAGCGAGCATTAAGCGAAGCCACCTCCGAAGCAGATGTTCTAAAAATCCTAAGCGGCAACCTCTAAGTTCGTCGCACTAACCCAACAAGAAAGGTAGGTATCGCCAAATGGCAGATGCATACTCACCGATTGGCTCTGGTTTAGGCTCCAATCTTGTAACAATGGCGTATGATAAGTTAGTTGAACTTAATCTACGTAACGTTCCACAACTTCGCGCTATTGCGGACAAGAAAGTCGGAAACCCAACCCATGACGGTTCATCAATCCGTTTCCAATTCTACACAGATATTGCGGATACATCAGTCGCTACAGCAACTCTCAACGAAACAGTTGACCCAGATGCAGTAGCACTACCAGCAACAACAACTCTAGATGTTTCACAAACAGAACTTGGTCGCGTAGTTATTCCTACACGCAAGTTGTCTTTGATGTCTCTATCTGATGTTGACCCTTGGATTGCTAACGCAGTTGCCTACAACATGGCAATGACTCTAGACAATGCAGTTGCTGCTGTTCTAAACGGCTCAACTCAAATTGTTCGTGAGGCTGCTGGCTCTCTATCAACATCTGCTGCAGTAACTGCTGTTACTGGTACAGATACATTGAAGTCACGCGACATCCGTTACGCTGTAACAAAGATGCGCGCTGCTAACGTAGTTCCACGTGGTGGAAAGTACGTTTCATACATTCACCCAGAAGTTTCTGCTGACCTTCGTACTGAAACAGGCAACAACATCTGGCGTACACCAAACGATTACCAAAACTACTCTAACCTAATGGCTGGAGAAATTGGCGAGTGGGAAGGTGTTCGTTTCATCGAAACACCAACAATGACCAACGCTCAATCAGGTTCAGGTACAGGCGGTACTCAAACTCGTGTTTACAACACCTATGTTCTAGGTTCACAAGCACTTGCTGAGGCTGTTTGGAAGGAACCAGGCATTGAGTTCGGTAACATTTCAGATAAGTTGAACCGCTTCCGTCCTGTTGGATGGCACGGTATCCTTAACTGGTCTATCTACCGTTCTGCTGCTCTTTGGAATATCCAAACTGCTGCATCAGGTCGTCCAAACGCTTAGTCGTTAGATTGGTAGGGCTAGGGGAAACCCTGGCTCTATCCATAAAACTACTAGGAGACAAAATGAAATATTACTTTACAACACCAACAGTTAGCGAGGGACCACTTGCTGAGGGCGCTCTTTTTCGCCGTTACCGTCTCACTAGAGGAGTCTCAGTCCTCAAGAAAGATGGCATCTACACCGAACTTCGTTATCCGTCATCTGAGGAAACTACAGATGCAGATATCTTTTATCTTGGTGGTGGCACTTATGAAGTTACGGCTAGTGAAGCAGCGGATTTACAGGCTGCTGGATATACGGTGGTAACTGCCTAATGAGTTGTGACATCAAGGGACATGTAGGAAAAATCACGGACTGGGGTCTTGATGATAATAACCATTGGAAAGGAACCAAGTTTGGTTGCACTAAGTGTGACTGGGTTGGGGATGATTATCCACCAGAAGTAATTGTTGAAAAAGAGCCTGAGGACCACAGCAATTGTGAGTCTAAGCCTTGCTTTGCTTGCAAGGTAAAAAGTCTACAGATTAATACTGGAGATGCTAAGGCTGCTAGTGGTAGTGGCATGACCAACAAAGAGTGGGACAACGAATTGAATGCTTATCGTAAAGCAAGAGCAGAGGGCATTCAACCAGCAGGGACAAGCATGAAGGCTATTAATGAAGCAAGACGTGCCTCAGAAGCAATGGGTAAAGCCTATGATTCTGACACGATGATTAATAGTAAAGCAATTACAAAAGAATCAGTATCAACACTAAAAGAACTGGAGCAAATCTAATGTCAGTAAAAGGCGAGAAGTACAAGTCAAAAGCAGCAATGAAGAAGCACGAAAAGGGCGAAGGCGCTAAAGAGCGTATGAAAGAATACGGCTCAAAGAAGAAGGCTGTTGCTAAGAAAATGGGCAAGAAGAAGTAATCATGCCTAACTCAGGAAAAGACAGAGGTGGTCTAAAGGGCTACACAGAGAACATCGTACAACATGCTAAGCAATATGTACAAAGTTACTCAACAACTACAGATTATCAAGATAAGGCTCGCAACTATCCACCAGGAGCACGCGAGGCTATGGCTCAAAAGGCTAATGAGGCTGGAGCAAAGAACACTCAAGATTTAGGACAACTTGCTGGAGCAATCCTTCAAGGTCGTCGTTATGACTCAAAGGGGAAGCGCAAGTGAAGAAGGCACACCCAGGATTCAAGAAGGTAGCAGCAGGCATTGCAAAGAAGCAGGGCATCTCTGTAGAGCGCGCTAGCGCCATCGTAGCAGCAGGTGCTAGAAAGGCTTCTAAAGCCGCTGTAAAGGCTAATCCACGCCTTAAAAAGGTATCTGGTATGAAAGCCAAGAAGAGCAAGTAATGAAGAAGTCTACGGGCTCTAAGAAGGT